GAGCTACATTCGATGCTGGGAGTGCTGCAGACTTAACGAGCAATCTTGATTTATCAAGAGTATTAACGTCTGTAGGAGCTACGTCTGGGAAAGAAAGAACAACTTCAAATAGGTTGCTTCTGGTGCCGCCACCCGACAGTTTACTCTTGAAGTCGGTAATCTTCCTTAAAGGGGGTGGATTTAATTGTTGTCTAGTTGCCATAGTTGTTTAAACCTCTAAATTAAAAGTTTCCGATTACTTCTTCAAAATCAACACCAGTCTTGGTGGCAACGAAGGTAAGACCAATGAAGTTGATTGATCTTGCAGGTTTGATGTAAATGTCAGCAACAAATTCATTATTATCTATCACAGCAGCGGTGTTATTTGTTTCATCGCAAATAACAACATAATCATAAATACCCCTCTTTGCCTGGACATCGCGAAGGAAAGGTTCGATTGTATTTACAAAGTTAGTTCTTGTAAGTTCATCGTTGAATTCAAAGAGTTGATCTTTTGCTGCTTGAGAAATTGCATTCTCAAGATAAACAAACAGACGACGAACGTTGATTCTATCAAATGCTGATGCCTTACCATATCCAGTCTTATCACCGAACAGAATGATTCCTGCACCAGGTGAGAATATAACTGGGTTAATTCTGTTTGAATAGAGACGGTCTCTTTGTGCCTTAGTCGGATTGTAGGCCAGTTTGACAGCATTGAGGATTGTACCTCTTGCAGTTCCTGCAGGTGAGTACCAGGGGAAGTTATTGATGTCGTTGCGAGCACAAAGACCTGCAATATCACCATTTAGAGGAACATATCTAAAAGTATTTGCAAATCTATCGTACATATACTTATAACTACTATCAAAGACTGTATAAGTTGATGATGTGATTGGGGCATAGAAACTGATTACATTATCAGTAATATCTGCTGCTGAATTGACTGTTACTGCAGTTTGTGATGAAGTATCCGTAAGAGCAGCACCTCTATATGGTGAGATGAATGCAAGTGCATCTTTTCTCAGTTCAGCAACAGAAATCAGTTTATTTGCAAGTGCTTGTGCAGTTTCCTTTGCATATCCAGCAGAACCCATTAATAGGAAATCTACCTGGAAGTTTTCTGTACTTTCGAACAGATCATAACCTGCTGAGAGTTTTGCGAGACTTGAAGTAAGTGCCCCAGGTGTTGTAATATCTGTTCCACCACCATAGTCCTTACCGCCACCTAATGCGTTGCTTGAAGATCCAGCAGCACCAAAAATTACCCCACCAGTTCCACCATCGGCAGTTTGATCCCATCCATAGTCCGCTTCTGGAGTAAATCCTGAACTGAATCCTGTAGTTACAATACCCGCAGGTGCTCCACCAGCAAAGATATATTGTGAATTGGTTGCAATATACTTTCTCCAGTATGATGGACTTCCTACTGAGAATTCTGCATCAGTTGCTTTGGAAAGACTCAAATGCTTTTCTAAGATAGTTCCAGCATTTCCAGTTACATTTCCAAGAGAGTCAATAACTACAACGTGAACTTCATCAAATCTTGCATTTCTTGCAGCAGCAAATGCCGAAGTTCCAGGTCTTGGAGCAATATTATTCCAAGAAATTGTTGATAATGTTGTTAATCCAACTGTTTGTTGATCGAACCAATCTAACGTTGATGATACTGCAGTACTGCCATATGGAGATGTTTGATTAGTAGAAACAAGTCCTACCGAACCTGCATTAAATGACCAAACTCCTGATGATTGATAATCAACGGTAGTTTCGGTTCCTGCAGAAGAAACATGTGTAAGAACCTTTACTGCAACTTGTTCAGAACCAACTTCAGTAATAATACCTTTTAAATAACCATCTAATGTTGCGGTTGTTCCTGCACCAGGATTAACTCTACCTACTACGGATTGAGTAACGCCATATCCAACTTGCAATGCTGCAGTTGTTGTCGTAGTAGAATAACTACCGAAAGATAATTGGACATTATCAAGTGCAATTGTATTTGAAGTTGCTGGACTAATATAAACAGTTCCTACACCAATAGCAGTGACAGTTACACCAGATCCAATGATTCCCGTTAGTTCTTTTAATGTTTGTCCAACAGCAATAATATTCCCAGCAGCGTTAGTGGATATGCCAGTGATTATTGATGTTGTAATACCGAGATCACCATTTGATGCGGTTGCTACTCCAACAAAAGTAGTATTGGTAACTGCGGAAGTGCTAACACCAACCAGGATTTGATCTGCTTTACCATCGATAATTGCTACTCTGAGTCCATTCGACCAAGAACCAGGATTCTTAGCAGCGACTACTACACCATCAATGGTGGTTTCGTCATAACCAAGTTGATTATAATGCTCCAAACTCTTAATTTTTACGGTAGAAGCAGTTCCCACAAATCCATTTCTTAAACCGTCATCATCTGCTCTTACAACTCTTGCAGAACCACCATAAGCAAGATAAGATGAAGTAACTAACCAATGCTCATAATGCTTATCTGTTGCATATGATTTTCCAAAAGTTGTTAGTAAATCATTCTCATTTTCTACCAAAGTTGGGGAATCTACAGGTCCTTGTGCAAAAGGTGCAACAATAGCACCAACTTTATTTGATGAAGGTGTAGCTCTTCCAATTGTTAAATCAACTTCCCTTACTACAATTCCAGGAGATGCTAAATTTAGCGGCATCTTTATTCTCCGTACTATCCAGAATTATCTAAAAGTATTTATAAATTCCTACGACTTCACAGAACTATCTATAATCCCACATATAAGATCGATCTCCATATTCATCAACATTCCATATTTCGGTGCTTTCTAATTGATTTTGAGCATTTGCAAATACCCACCTATCTCCCGTTTCCATATCTACAGTCACTTCCGCATCATCTAAACCATCAACAATAAAACCAAAGGGTGACATATCTTGTTCTATCTGATTTTTCTGCTCCTCATAAATTCTTTTACGAACATCGTTGTTCGTCATTTCTTTGAAATAATCTTGAGCAACTAACCAAGAAAAAATGACCAAACACATTGCCAAATCATCATTACATCCTTCTTCTGCCTCAAATGAATTCTTTCTTTGAATAAAAGTCGTTAGTTCTGAAATAATATCATAATCCTTTACGAGTAACTTATCATCTTCAACTAATGTTCTTAGGTTGGAACACCCCAACTTTTTCACGGCAGCAGTCATACGAACTCCAAGTTGGGATTTCTTACCACTAAATCCAGAACCCACAATCTGACCAGCACGACCTCTCATTGCACACATTAACACATTATCATATTCCAAATCAAAGTGTAAGATACTCGCCACCTGATCTCCAATATCATTCACTTCAATCAATAACCAAGCATCATTATAACCCTTTGCTACTTCATGAATAATACTTGGAAATAGCATTGGTTTAATTTCATTATTTTTATATTTTGCTACAATCCTGTATGGAAAATTGGTAATATCAAAAACAATAAATGCGGAGTAATCATTACCAATACCACGAGCAACGTCTACTGTGATTAGATAATTATTTTCCTCTTTCGGATGCTCATAAACGTCTAGTCCAGCATTTCTTTTAAGTGGATCATCATAGACAAGAGTTCTTAATTTTGCTGCATTAATTAAAGTATCGACAGATCCTAAGAATTCGCATTCAAACTCGACTTTGAATTGTTGCTCACTAGTGTTTGCAATCGTCTGCTCTTTCCATTTAGCGTCTCTACCAGGCACTTCAGACCAATGGACATCTGTGGGCACATATTCGTTCTTGCCCCTCTCAGAGTCATGCCACATGCGGTAGAAGTGGTTCATACCGCGAGGGGTGGAAACAATAATTACCTTTGTGCTTTGACCAGAAGAAATAGTAGGATAAACAGAGGCAAAGAAGTCATCAGCAATGTGATTCGGGATGAACGCGAATTCGTCCAAAAAGATGACATTATAGGATCCGCCTCTGACAGCAGATGAAGAAGTAGAGTTTGATGAAATTTTTGATCCATTTTCTAATTCAAGTGATCCTTTGTTCCAAGATATAATGCCCTGTTGCATCCACTTGGGTAGATTCTCATAAGCAAGTTGTAATCTTCCAAGAAGGTCCCTTGCAGTGGATGCTTTGTTCGCTAGGATGGCAATATTAACATTATCGTTAAAAACGGCGTAGTGAAGCAGGTAGGACACGCAGGTGGTTGATTTACCAGTCTGCCGTGGCATCTTACAAATGTTAAATCTATTCTCGTGGAAGTTTCTTACAAGTTTCTCTTGAAATGGATACATCTCAAAAGGAACAAGACCGTGATCCAGAGAAACGATCTTAATATAGTTTTTTGCGAAATATACAGGATCTTCTTTACACTTCAAGAACTCAATAATTTGTTCTTCTGTGAATTGAATCTGAGTATTTGCTCTTTTTAGGTTGGGATTGCCTAAGTAAATATTGTCAGACATAAAAATTACCTACTAATTTCTTCCCAGTCCATTGATGCATGAATATCTGCACCATTGGCATCAGAAGCACATACGATAGAAAGTTCATAAGATGTTCCAGTTAGTGCATTTCTTTCCAATTGAAACTTGAATAATGCCTCTTTAAGAATATCTACTGATGATGAACCTTGATTGGAACCATACGTATATCCAGATGCTAATATTCTTCCACCAGTATAAGTTCCTCCACCAATCTTATATTCAACAGCACTATCGCCACCAGCATCATTCCAAGTTCCACCATTAGATGTCCCACTTGCTCTTACTTGCCAGTTATAAGTTGCATTGTTTGTAATACCTAAAATAGAAAGTGCAGTTAGAATTACGATTGCATCTAATCTATTTGGTGTTGCTTTAAGACGAATTGATGCGACTGTATAATATGTTCCTGCCGTTGTTAAATCAACTGGTGTTTGAACTGGTGTTCCTATTGCTTGTTGTAATCCACGAAGTTCATATCCACCCTCTGAAATTACAGTAGAACAAACTTGTTTAAGTGTGCTTGCACTGGTTGTAATTCCAGTATTTGCAATCTCATATCTTAATGGTAGTGATGCTGTTGTGATATAAGTTGATGTAATTAAGTTTGCGTGATGGAATGAATGACAATGAATAAACTTTCCATCAACTACAAAACCCAATCTAACTGTTCCAAGTCCTAACCATTCAATATCCATCCACATAATCTGTGCTTTGGAAATATCTAATGTGACACCAGATGGATTGAGATGCCCAGGTCCAAGCATCGTATCAACATTCCATTCGTGTTGAGATTTTCTAGTTTCTGTTAAAACACCTGGAACATAAGTTCTTTCTACAAAATATAAAGTATCTCCATTAAGTTCTAGATACATCCCATTATCTGCACCATAGTATCCTACTCTTTGGCGAAGATTTGCTTTTGCTGGGTTCATTACAAATGTATTCAATACCTGTAATGATTTTCCTGGTTGGTAAGAGAATACTTTTGTGGTTTCTCTAATGACTGATGCAGTGCTTCCTACACCAACAGTCATGTTAATCAAACCTTGTGCTGTTGAAAATCCAACTGTTGAACCAGTACCAACAACTAAACCACTCCAAAGATTATTGTCTCTATATCTGTGAGATGAATCAAAGAGAGTGAGTGGAGTAGACATTCTTTGTCTACCAAATGCATCAGTTGCTATTGGTGGTAATTCAATATCAACTGATCCAGTAATCGGAAATGGATTTGTGGTGCTGACTGGTGAATTGTTGAGGTTGATTGATACTTGCCCTGTGGTGCCAATACCTACAGTATTCAGTAATGTAGAAATGCCGACTGGAAGATACGGAGTTGTTAATGTTCCACCTGTCCCAACTTCAACTATGTGATTATGAATTGGATTATCTGGAGTGCTTGTAACGGTTACTATTCCTGGAATTGTAATACTACCATTAATAGTAATATTGGAACTTCCAAGAGATACTGGAAATGGATTATCAATAGTAACTACTTCGCCATTCTTATTGGCAATCATATTGACTTCAAAAAGGGTCCTTTCTTGATTCAGAAAGTCCTGGTCATTCTTATTAAATTGTGCCATTAATCATTCACTCCACGATAATCTTTCTGGTCTATATCTTTGTGCGTTTTTGATTTTTATAGAAGTAGATTCTACTGGGTATATATTATGAACAATCGCTCCAGGATATTCTCCTTGTAGTTGCTCTGCAAGTTGATTTTTATCCATCATTTTTCCTTCAACTTCCATACGATATAATCTTCCTTTCCAAACTACATCAGCAAGAAAAGATTCGTTTGCCGTTTCTGGTTCGGAAGAATTCATATAAAGATTGCCGTTAAAATCACCGGCAATATTGATGCTTTCTGAAATAAACTGTTGAAATGATTTCATTTTAGTTACAGTTCCAACGACGAAGTGCTTTATTGATTCTTGAATCTGGATCTCTTGCAGTTTTTGCAGAAGTGAGTTTATCCTTCATCCCAGACATGCGCCGGCAGAATGAAGCACGACGCTTTGCTCTTTTACCTTTTGGTTTCTTTTCAGTTACAGCAGTTTGGAGTTTTGAACCAGGATTCTCACGACGATATGCTTTAACCGCAGCAGAACTTAATCCATCAGTTTTGTCTTTGCGATTGACTTTTTGCCAGTCTTCAGATAATCCAAAATCTGATCTCCAGTTTGAGTATTCTTCTGCTTTCATTTCACCACTATCAACATAATCTGCAGCACTATCCAGGTAATCTGCTGCTTTTGTAATTTTTGATTGTACCCATGCCTCAATATTACCTTCTCCCTTCATTTTTTTGCGAAGTCTCTTGGCAGCAGAAACGATTGTGGACAGTTCTGATCTTGCCATAGAGTGCTCGTGATCATATCCTTCATTGGCAGGATGAACTTGTGCAATATCATATTTCATTTGATTTGTAGTCAACATAGATGGTGTTGAATACAATGCCCAGAACTTTGGACCATATTTACATTCGGACTGAGTTTCGTCTTTTTTACACTTTGGACAATATCTAAGCATTACTTGCTCCTCTTTTACTGGTACACAATTTGGGACAATTTTTTTACCTTTCTTTTTCATACCTTCTTGCTTATATCCGTCCCAACAATCTTCCGACTTTGTTCCCCAGTTAGCAGCACCAACTTTACGACACTTAACCAGTGCTCCTGATGCATATGCACTAGGCCAAACATCATATCTAGACTTTACTTTACTATAGCAAGCATCTTTTTTGCCACTACCCTTTCCTTTAATGTCTTTTTCTTCGTTCATTTTTGGTTTATCGGTAGAAACATAGGTTGGTTTTTCGGCACCAGATTTTGATTGTTGTCCTGGATCTGCTGCTTTTTTTCTTCTTGATGCAGAGCGTCTTTCAGCAGGAGTCATACTTGCTCTTTTTGCAGAAGAAACACATTTTGGAGTTCCTTCTCCAGGTTCATCACTCGCGCAAGTTCCCCCAGTTACAACATTTACCCATCCAGGTTTTCCATCTTCTGAACTGGACTTATTGAACCATTTGTGTAGATTTCCTTCTTTCACATCTTTAAATTTTTTATGATGCTTTTTGGCATCTGCTTCCATTTTTTTCAAACGTGTATAATAATCTGGAATCTCATCCAAATGTTGAAGAGCAATTTCAGTTGCCAATTTTTGATTTTTTGTATGCTCGTGTTCAATTGGAGCACCCATATCAAGTTGTTTCTGAATAAACGAAACTTCAAGACGATGCTTTTTAGCAATCTCTTCCACTGTTTTATATGGTTTCAATTGCTCATTCATTGGTTAAAACTTATTATTCT